TTAAAAATTTAAAGAGTGTACAAGGTTGGAAAGATTTACCAGGCGCTATGAGAACAGCCATGATGTCTCCTGCAGCTACAGGAACAGATTTAGCATTTCAAAAAAGACTTAAACCTGCATTAAAAAAACTTACTGAATCAGTTATTGGTTCTCCTGGGGCCAAACAAGTTGCTAAAAAAGGATTAGGTGCATTAGCTAAGAGAGCTGCCATAGGACTTGGAGCCGCTGCTCTTTTACCGGCTACAGTTGCAGCGGGTTTAATATCAGCACCCTTAACTCTTGGCTTAGGAGCTTTAAGTTTTGGTTATGCTCAATACAAAGATTACCGAGATGGAAAAGCAATTGTAGATTCAATGAGAGCTAGAGGAAAAATTTCAGAAGAAGATGCAAACAATTATATGTCTCTTATTCTTCAGGGAAGTTTACCATTTGGTTTAGGCAATAGATTATTTGGTGATCAAGAAATGACATTAAGAGGACAA